CCAACCCTTCCTTCCAGATGGAGTTGGACCAAGCTAGGGCAGAGGGGGAATTGACTCTGCAACGCCGCATCATCAATGGGGAGTCGAACTGGCAATCGGCAGGTTGGATGCTTGAGAGAACCCGCGGGTACGTAGCCCGTGCTCAATTGGAACACACTGGCAAGGGAGGAAAGGAGTTATCGGTATCCGGAGCCCTACTCGGAGCATTCGGAGGTAGCAAATAACACCACGGGGGGAGGACCACCCCCAAGAGGGGGGTGGGTGTTACCTGTATACCCCCTCCCCCTACCGACCCCAATTTTATGCCAGTCAAGCAAATTAAGCGGAAGAAATCCCCTTCACTCGGAATGGGTTCTCACATCCCTGCGTGGAAGCAGCGCAAGCTCTTGGAGGAGGCGCAGCAGCTGAAGAACTTCCCGAAGATGATGCTTGGCCTACGCGATACGTATCCTTGGCAGGAGGCGGTGCTCGGGGCGTTGAACGAGAAGCACTCGAAGGTAGCGCTGAAGGCGGCGAACGGCTCTGGCAAGACGAGCATGGTCGCGGCGTCAGCCGTGATCTGGCACATGCTCCGCTGGCCGGGGAGCTTGGTCGTCTGCACCGCTGGCGTGTACCGACAGGTGGCCGACGCTCTGTGGCCTCATCTGCGGAAGATGATCAATGGCTTGGGTGGTGAGGAGAACGGCTTCTCGATCAAGGATGGTGAGATCCGCTACGTGTACCCGAAGAAAGTGGACGGCCAGGAGCTGATCAGCCGGTGCATCGGCTTCAGCGCGAGCAACCCGGAGAAAGCGGAGGGCTGGCACGTGCAGGGTCCGAGCAACGACCTGATGTACATTGTTGACGAGGCGAAGGCGGTACCGGACGGGATATTCCAGTCGATGGAGCGGTGCCAGCCGACGCGGACCCTTCTGATGAGCAGCCCGGGCGGTAGCTCCGGGTACTTCTATGACGTCTTCAGGCGGAACGATGGCAAGTGGCAGACCTTCACGGTGACGGCTTACGACTGTCCGCACATCCGGAAGGAGTGGATTGATGAGCAGATGGCCCGCTGGGGCGAGGGTCACCCGCTGGTGCGCTCGATGATCTACGCGGAGTTCATGGAGGATGACGGGAGCCTGACAGCCGTTAAGACCGCCGACTGGCAGAAGGCCGTCAGCTCGCCTGCGAAGGAGGAGACGGAGGGCCACCGCCTGACCGCGGGCTGCGACTTCTCGGCCGGAGGCGACGAGAGCGTGATGGTGGTGCGCCAGGGGAACACGGTGAAGGCTCTGATCCGCTGGCGGGACAAAGACACGATGGCCAGCGTGGGCCGGTTCATCGCGGAGTTCCGGAAGTGGAAGCTGAAGGCGGAGGACATCTACGCGGATGTGGGAGGTATGGGCGTTGTCATGTGCGACGCGCTCCGGGCTGAGGGCTGGGATGTGCGGCGGGTGAATTTCGGTGAGCGGGCCATCCGGGATGATCAGTTCGTGAATCGGGCGGCGGAGATGTGGATCGAGTTCGGGAGGATGGTGGAGGAGGGGAAAGTGAATCTGGGACCGGTGGGGACGGACGAGGTGCTGCTCCAGCAGTTCGTGAGCCGCAAGGTCCGGACGAACGGGAAGGGCAAGCTCACGCTGGAGGGGAAGGATGAGCTGCGCGCCAGAGGGGTAAACAGCCCGGATCGGGCGGATGCGATGGTACTGGCCTTCTGCGGGGGTGGCGGGAAGCGGATGGATGAGTACATGAAGGCGCTGGGCGAGGATGGTCGGAGCCTGCTGGAACGGATGGAGGATGAGCTTGGCCCGCTTGAACCCGAGGGGGTTGCGCTTGCTGGTTGCGAGGTGGGGGGATAAGAGGAGGGGAGGACATTTATGATGACCGATAAACAGCGGAGTGCGTTGCAGGGGCAGATTGTCGAGGCTGTGGGCCAGCGCAGCCCGTGGGAGCTGCGGCAGACGAGGTGGTACGAGCTGCGGCACCATGGATTGCGCCGTACGAACAAGCCCTGGCCGAAGGCCGCGGACCTGCACTGGCCGCTGATCGATACCGCGATCGAGAAGCTGAAGCCGCTCTTCCTCCAGCAGGCGCTGGGAATGGATGTGGTGGCCAGCTTCGTGCCGATGCGCCAGCAGTTGAACGCGTACACGAAGGTCGCGGAGGACTGGTTCAACTATAAGATCCGGGAGAAGACCAACTTCGTGGATGAGGTCCTGAGCTGGGTGGACTACACGCTGATGAGCGGGCGCGGGGTGATGAAGTGCTTCTGGAATCCGGGCGATAAGCGGGTGGGATTCGAGGCTGTGGACCCGATGTATTTCGTGGTGCCGGCGTACACGGTTGACCTCCAGGATGCGGACTGGGCGGTGCATGTGATGCCGATGAGCGTGCCGGCGTACAAGCGCATGGCTGGCCAGTTCGGGTGGAAGGCGGACTCGAAAACGATCGAGAAGATCCGTGGGAACCCGCAGGAGGACGACAACATCCCGGGCGCGGCGACCGAGGACGATGCGAAGCAGTTGCGCGAGGGCATCACGTACACGAACAACACGGATGGAGTGATCGTCTGGGAGGTGTACCGGAAGCGGGATGACGGTGTGTGGGAGGTGTATCTGTACAGCCCCGCGGCGGTGGATCTCGACCTCCGGGACCCCATGGAACTCCCCTATGACCATGGCCAACTTCCGTTCGTGGATTTCCCGTACGAGATCAAGGACAAGGGCTGGTTCAGTCCGCGTGGCGTGTGCGAGATCCTGGCTCCGTTCGAACTGTCCATGACCTCGATGTGGAACCACAAGCATGACGCGATGACGCTGTACAACCGCCCCCTGTTCCGGGCGGAGCGGGAGCTGCCGAACAGCATCAATCTGCGGTTCCAGCCGGGGCAGATTCTCCCCTATGGCGTGGCCCCGGTGCAGATGCCACAGCCTCCGGTGAGCTTCGATCAGGAGCTGAACCAGACCCGGGCTGTGGCGGAGAACCGGATCGGTAGCCCGGATTACGGGATGTCCACGGTGATGAGCGGTGGCAGCGACCGGAGGACCGCGACCGAGATCCAGAGCATCAACGCGCAGGCCATGCAGAGCGGCGATCTCCGGGCTCGTCTGTTCCGTATGGCGCTGGGCAAGCTCTACCGTCAGGCGTGGGGTCTTTACATCCAGTACGATGCCAAGAGCTTGCGCTACCGGTTTGCGGAGGACTCGCTGGAGGCGGACCCGATCGCGTTGCACGATCAGTACGAGCTGGAGCCGAAGGGTGGCATGGACATGGTGAGCCGGCAGATGATGATCCAGCAGGCCATCAATCGGAAGCAGTTGTTCATGAACTCGCCCTGGGTGGATCAGGTGGAGCTGGACAAGAGCATCATGGAGCTGGACGACCCGAGCCTTGTGAAGCGGCTGCTCCGGGATCCGGGCCAGAAGGCGGCGGACGAGCTGGAGGATGAGACCAAGACGATCCCGACGCTGCTCGTGGGCATCCCGGTGCCGGCGAAGCCGGGCCAGAACTACGCGGGTCGGATCGGGGTGCTGATGCAGTACCTGAATGGGGCGATGCAGCAGGGCCAGCAGTTGAGCCCGGTGAGCAAAAATGCGTTCATGATGCGGATCGATAGCTTGCTCCAGGGCTACGAGCAGGTGGCGACGAACGAGGCGCGGAAGCTGCGGAAGGAGATCCAGAAGTTCTTCGAGAGCACGGGATTGCTAGCGGCTGAGGCCGCCCCGCAACCCCCCGCTCCGGTCCCCCCTGAGGCTCCCGTGATGTAACAAGGATGATCACCGTGACATGTAAGGATTGTCGGTTCTATTGTGTGGACGGGACTTGCCGCAGGTTCCCGCCCGCTGGGAGGCCTAGTTGTTGGCCTACTCTCAATTCCAACGACTGGTGCGGCGAGTTCGAGGCCAAGAAGGTTATGATACCGCTCACCGAAGGAACCGTCGTCCAATGCAACGTCGCGCCGGCTACCCCGCGGGAGATCGAGCCGGGAGGCTTGCAGCCGCTTGAGGAGGGCATTGCACCGAAGATGCGGGTCCAGCGGAAGAAGCCGGTGTCCGACCTCAAGGAGATTCAGGAAACACCGTTGTTCGGAGGCGAATGATATGGCTGAATACCAAGGCAAGAAAGTAACGCTCAACAAGCCCTTCTACACTCCCGGCGAGAAGAAGAAGAAGGCGGTTTATGTTCGCAATCCCAAGGGTACCGTGATCAAGGTCCGATTCGGTGATCCGAATATGGAGATCAAGCGGGATGATCCGGAGCGTAGGAAGAACTTCCGCGCACGGCATAACTGCGATACGGCCACGGACAAGACCACGCCGCGTTATCACTCGTGCAAAGCGTGGTGACCCATTTCCAACATGAAGAAGAAATCCAAGTTCAGTAAGCTTGCCACCCAGCTCAAGAAAGAGGGTGCCGATGATCCCAAGGCTCTCGCCGCGTGGATCGGTCGCAAGAAGCTCGGTGCCGCGGAGTTCATGCGCCGCGCCGCCGCGGGTCGGAAGAAGGCTGCAAAGTAACCATGATCTCCATCATCGCACGAGTCCGCGCTGCTTGGACCTTTGGCCGACATCAGTGCTGGGTGAATCCATTGCCGTGGCGCAAGGAGGATGCCAATGCACTGAGCAACTTCTTCAAGAGCGATAGCGGGAAACGCTTCAAAGACGCTTTGCTGAATACCGTTCTCATGCAGAACGCTTCAGCCATAACTGACCGAAACCATTTGCAATACTCATCAGGCTTTGCAATGGGTCAGGCCAGTCTTGTGAAGGTCATCGAGATGATGGCCGACCAAGAATCAATTACGGGGCAGGAAGATGATCCGGATTCTGCCACGAACACATAGGATCAAAGTTGCGGTTGTTGGTCTGTGCGGACCAGCAAACGAGTAAAAGCACAATATGGCAGATGATACACTGAGTGCCGATGCGATGCTCGCCTTGGCCAATGACTACGATGCCGGTGTCGATATCGACAGCCAGCCAAAGGAGCAGTCTCCAAATACCAATGAGACGGCTCCGGTTGAGCAAGATTCCTCCGATGCGGGGAGTGCCAGCAAAGAGGTCGATGGTGGCGAGCAGGAAGTAGGCACGAGCCGATCAGAGCCCGAGGCGAAGGCCGAGAAGAAGACAGAGCCGAAGACGGAGAAGGACAAGAGCAGCAAATTCGCTCAGGAACAGAACCGAAAGGCGAAGACCTGGGAGCAAATCAACGCTGAGAAGGAGGCCCTCAAGGCCGAGCGCGAGGCGGTGAGGCGGGAAAGGGAGGAGTGGAGCAAGCAGCGGGAGCAATCCAAGGCTGCTGAGACCAGTTCATTCCGAGATGAGAAGGGCTACACGGCGGAGGACTACGAGGCTGCGGCCAAGGAGTTCGATGCCGATGGCGATTCTCAGTTGGCCAAGGCAGCGCGAGCCAAGGCTGATGGAGTCCGAAAAGCTGCTACGGAGCGACAGCAGAAGGCGCAGCAGGAGAAGTTCGCAAAGGCATGGTCTGATTCGTATGCACGGTTGTCCGAGAAGGAGACTTGGCTGAAGGATCAGAACAGCCCCGAGTACAAACGTACTGTCGAACTGCTCCAGAAGGTGCCGATGCTGACATCAATGCCCGATGGACTTGTCCATGCGGTGGAATTGATGAAGCTCCAGGACACTGCGTCCAAGGCTCAGTCGATCGAGGCCGAGAACAAGGCTCTGAAGGAACAACTCAATAAGCTCCAGCAGAAGACCGCTATTGGCAAAAGCGTACCGGCAGGACAACTCAAGGCTGAGGAGAAAGATTTCTCGAAGCTGTCTCTCAAGGAGCAGAGGGAGGCGCTGTTGAAAGCGTCGAGGGCGTTCGACCGGGACGAAAACTGATAGCACAACCACAACTCAAATATGCCAGTTACTACTTCAACCACGCTCACGAGCCAGTTCCAGAACTACTTCAGCAAGGAGCTGCTCTCCATCGTTCAGCAGGAGACGATCCTCGATCAGTTCTCCATGAAGGCTCCGATCCCCAAGAACAATGGTAACAAGGCCATCTCGATGTTCCGTTTCGGACCGCCGAGCGTTGGCAGTGTTCAGACCATCAGCTCTGAGGGTACCCCGATCAGCTCCGCCAACTACCGCGCTCTGGCCCTCAACAGCCTGAGCAAGTCGCTGGCTCAGTACGGTCAGGTGATCGGTTTGACCGACATCCTCCGCGCCACCGACCTGTTCAACTCCATGCAGCAGGCCACCAAGACCT